TCGGTTAGAAAACTAGAACGCATTCGTCTTAATACACTTTACGATTTAGGAAAAGAAAGCTATGACCACCCCGAAAACCCACACTACTCGCTTAGATCTCATACTCATAGAGTCCCTCTATTCGGCCCTGCTAAAAGACAAAAAATTGAACACAGGCCAATATCGGTTATTGCTCCGGGCAACTTTAGTTTCCATACTGAACGAAACAATGGAGTTCTACAACCACGGGAAGGTTCCCGCTTGGCCAGTATTAGACCTACTAGACACGCTGAAACACGTGCTCCCCGGGCAATCTATCTCCGCCCTCAAAACCCTGACAGACCTGAAGTCCATAGACCTAGAGCAGATAAGAAAGTTAATAACCTCTATCGACGTGCTCTTAGATTTACTGACCGTACTTATGGTAGATACTCAGAAATTGCAGAATTTGCGGCAGCGTTTAGTCAAAATCGAGATCTCCCTGAGATCCTTACTGCTCTCGCCATTAACGAAGCAATAGATTACGCTTACGGTAGACGTGCACGTTTCCTTCGTGATAGAATATACTCTCAGTCTTGGTATAAATTACCAATTGGTTTAGATGCTATACAAACTATCTTAGGGGCAGCTTATGCATCCGGCAGTAATCGGCGCGATTAAAACCGTTGGCTCTGCAGCACTCGCCGGTGTTGCTCAAGGCGTTACCAGTCGTATATCTGGTAACGTCGCTAAAGGCCGTGGATCACCACTAGCTCAAAATGTAGCCGCACGTGCTTATGATACGTCTATGGCACAAAACATTGCACCACAAGCCACATCAGCCGCTATAAACGTGGCTAATATTAATGCTGCAACTGCTGTAAAGGTCGAGGATCTACGTACCCAACGTGCAGTTGAATTACAACAGCTACAAATGAAACATGATTTAATGATGGAATCACTTGACAAGAAGCGCTCAGGTGTGTCAAAATCTGTTGGTGATATACTATTTGGTAATGATGCTAAAGAGCACATGATTGAGTATGAAAATCTCACTAAACCGCCGGTTTCAAAACCGACACTCTATGATCGCATGGAGCGATCAGCTAACAAAAAGAAACGTTATTTAAAACGTCAAGGATATTAACATGGCTTTCTATCGTCGTCGTTCGACGTATGGTCGGCGTGCTCCCACTAGGCGCACTTACGGCCGCCGCGCTCCCTTTCGGCGCACTTATGGTGCTCGCTCTCGTTATGGTCGCCGATCTACCTATGGTCGTCGTCGTAATTTCGGCGGATACCGTCAACGTTCCCGTTACATAAGTTCCGGGCGCTTTCACTTTGCTGGTACACGATTATGAGAAAACGTTTTAAGCGCTATAGTTACAAAAACTCACACAAAACTATCACCGAGTCTAGTCTATTCTCGCTAACGCCTTTCACTACCATGCATGTAAACCCCGGTGAAACAATCCGGGGTCATGTAGGCCAATTTATACGATTCTTGCCGCTTAAGGCTCCACTGCTAAACCGGTTCTTCTTACACCACTGGTGGTTTTATGTTCCATATCGCCTACTTGATAGGACAAATACTGACAAAGGCTGGAAAGATACTGCATGGATGGATTATTCACGCGACCAAATGTTGGGAAACACTACTGCTGACAAATCATTACCTACCTGTAAAGGTCAGCCATTTCTATTCCAAGCTAAAGATGAAGATGTTAGCGCTTATCCGCTTCGCGCGTATAACCTTATATTTAATACATTCTTTAATGACGACCAGATTCAGGAACCCGTTAATATTGACGAGGATTGGTCAAAGTCTGGCGCTTTCTATAACTTCGGCCGTGGTTTTGTCTCATTTTTTAAACAATATGAAACCACTATGCTAGTCGACCCATTGTCCGATAAAAAGTTCACAGCAAAATACGACTCAGCTGGTACTATAGAACTTACTACGACAAAAGCCGTAACTACTAAAACACTTGTTGATTCAACATCTAATGCTGGTATAGCACACATACGCGACTTACATTTAGATACTGAAAATATCGCGCTTACTGAGGATTTAATTCACTCAGGAAATGAAAAACATGTTACCATACCTTCGCAAGAAGCTGCTGTAGATCTTGATGATCTCAAAGGCTCTTTCACAATACCGGTAGGTACTAAAACAACTTATACATCTGCTGAAGATGGTATATTACATATAAACGAAGCTGACTTCCGCGATTCCTTCAAAGCTAATCGCTTACAAATGGAAGCAGATATTTACGGCGAAAAAGATTATCGTGACGCACTCCAAAGTATCGGTGGTCGTATATCACGACAAAAAGTAGATCAACCTGAATTGCTTATGCACTCACACCGTTTGCTACCCATGAATGACACTATGTCACAGGAAGCTGATACCCTGGGTGAAGTTGGTGGTTATATGCTTGGTACAAAACGCGATCGTTTTCCTTCTCGACAATTCAAAGAACACGGAATTGTTATCGGATTAATGGCTATTCGCCCCGAAATGTATTTCAATGGTGTTGCTGAATCACGCGAATCTACACTAGATATGCATTGGAATCCTGTACCTTTCTGGTTTGGTACTACTCCATGTCAAACTTACACTCCGTCTTTCAGACAAGCAAAATATGACGGTGTAACAAAAAAATTAACATCTACAACCGCACATGTAGAAAAAGTATTCGGTTTCGCACTAGACCAAGGCCGAAAACAACAAGATAAATTCAATACCGATGTAATGACTAAAGGAAGGATAAATGACAGCTCAACTCAGAAATACGAAAAATACGGCCCTTGGCGAGACTTCTTCCTTATGGTCGAAAATATCAACGATCGCTTCGACTTACGGGCACCATACAATATGGTTAACGATCTTAACGCTTTATTTGTACAAAGCCCATTGGCCAGTTCTGGTAGCCAAGCTCCACACCCTTGGGTTAAATCTGGATCTCACTGCCTTATTAAATCTGATCTTAAATTGACGAAACTTTCGCCCATCCAGCCCATAACAAAATCAATAATATCATCAAAGATAGGCTGATATTAGGCGGGCCCTGCGCAGCAGACGGTAGGGCTTTTTTTAGAATACAAAATCATCCGGGTCTACTATCCCGAACCGTGGCGAAGCCACATACTTGATATAATATAGGGATAACTGTAACATATGGTTACTCAGGACAACCATAAACAACGTACTGCCACCGTTGCTTGGAACTCTGAAATAGCCTACTCACGGCGTCAATGGAACAATTGGATTTACCGAATCTCTACTGAGATTAAATTAGCACAACGAACTTGGTTCGTTACTTTAACTTTCCGCAACTCAGATATGCGGGGCTTAGAACAACTAGCATTAGAAAAATACTTAGGATTATGCGAACAACTTAAATTATCAACACAACCCACTCCTGTTAATATTAAACAGGCTAAATTATTACTTGCTCGAAACTCTGTTCGACAATGGCTAAAGAAAACACGACGTGTTCATAAAGATTTACGATATATATGTGTTACCGAATATGGCGGCCTTAATGGTCGATTACACTTTCACTTACTATTACACTTTACCACTGACGTTTCTTGGACAGCTCTAAATACTTGGACACATGGCTTCCAAAATATTAAACTATGTCAAACTACTGACTTCCACTACGTAGCTAAATACATCACCAAACAGGAACAACGAATATTATGTTCATCGAAATACGGATCAAAAATACTCCAATATTTGCTATCGATGCAAAAGTACAAACTATTACTGGAGACGAATCCCAGAAAATTCTACAAGTTGACAAGGCGTCTTTCGTCTTCTCAAAGGTTTCCGACGAAGACCTATATACTCTCGCTGATGCCGTTATTGACGCCATCGACCAAAGCCTTATTCTAAAATCTTCTCACTCAGAAGATGATTACAACGATTTGCAAGGTAGCGAAGCACAGACCATCTCCTCACCTGACGGAGACACGGACTAATGTTTAGTAACGTCCGTGAATTCCTTGCCCGGGGTGCCAAATGGCGGGACCCCGGCGTTGAAAACTACGCGGATTCCTTTGACACAAAGGAAGACGTATTCCTCTCAGACAATCTAACAGGTATAGACAACTACACTGTTAATAATAATGTCCCAGCAGGCCCTCTAACCTACGGAGACGCTAAATTCATTAATGCCCAAGGGGCACGCTTAGTTCCTACGGCAATTCGAATGTGGAACAATCTAGACCGTCATCATTGCTGGACACATATAACTATTACTAATGGTTATGGATTTTGGTTACAGGATAATCTTAGCCTATTAAATTCTACTATCCAAAACACTCACGATATCCCCCGTGGGGATAAAACACAATTCCAATTAAACTTGGCTTTAACACCCGGCGCTTGTATACGCTGGGATATAAAATGGTATGATAAAAACGCACAACCTACTGGTGATAAACTTGAATTTGAAACATCCGTTAACGCTTTGGGGTACGCTACAAAAGTTATGCGACCCCTCTCTGTATTCCCAAAAAATACACAATTATTACTTGCCACGAACTCATTCGATAAGTTACCATATTCATGGCAACGTATAGTGCCTTTAACTACTGGACACGTAACATATCCGGGACGCTACCATGGATTTAGGGATTGGCCAACTGTCCATTTCCCTCATGAAGTTACAACTCCGTTTCAAAACTATATACATTATCAGGTAGAATATGTATGATAGTACGCATCCCTTACTACTTATTAAGGGCTTATCAAAAACTACACACCGACAAAACATACTCGGTTAGAAAACTAGAACGCATTCG